CCATTGCCGGTGTGGCGGAATTGGTAGACGCAGCGGATTCAAAATCCGCCGCCTTTACGGGTGTGCCAGTTCGAGTCTGGCCACCGGCACCATCTTTAGAATCAGGGGCTTAGGCCCCTTTTTTTTGCCTGAAATTCGGCTTTTTTTTGCCTTGCTTTAGTGCATGGTCGCGTTTTGGTCGCAGACGGCCGCATTGAGCAGCGGCATTCGTTGACCGATTTCATCTAGCCCTTTATCAAACATGTGCGCATATCGGCTTGTAACCAGTAGGCTAGAGTGGCCTAGCAAGTCGCGCACCGTGGTCATGTTCTCGCCTGCCTGGGCAAGCAGGCTGGCGTAGCAGTGGCGCAAGTCGTGGAAGCGTAGGTGGTGCTTTCCGGTTTCTTCCCGGGCATCTTCCCATGCGGTTCTGATCCTGCGTTCTGCTGTTTTTAGCGGCACTCCTTCCATAAATGGCAACATCGTCATCCATGGCTGTGCAAATTGTGGCACCGGAACAACGCGAGCCTTGCCACTTTTCGTCTGATCAGCGCGCAACAGGATGCGACCGTTGCTATAATTGCTTGGCTCTAGTGCTAGCAATTCGCCGCGCCGCAGTCCTGTAACTGCTGCCAGCGTGATGATGATCTTTTGTTCTGCACGGCTGTCGGGTATCGCTTGCAACAGCCGCTTGAGATCGCCCACACTGGGGTATGTGTGCCGTTCGTTCTTCGGGTTGGGCTTTTTGAGCTTGTCCCCGAGCGGTTGATCGATCCATTCCCATTCTCGGTACGCTAAGTTGAGCACTCTCTTAACCACCTGCACGTGGTTATTGATGGTGCTCTGCGCCCTTCCTTTGAGCTTCAGTTCACGCGCCATGCGCCGCGCCTTGTCTACCGCTTCCATCCCTAGCATTACATCGCTGCCCATGTACTCCACCACCGGACCAATCGCTTTTAGCTGGCTGGTGACGTCGTACTCATCTATCCAGCGGTTAACGCCTTCTAGGAACGTGCGACGGGGCTTTCGCCCCATCACTTCGCCATTGAACCGAGCGTCGTTTAGCGCTACCTGGCGCGCTGCTGCGTACTCGTCTGCCTGACGCTTGCCTTCCTTATCACCTGCAAACGTGCATTGATGTCGCTGACCGTTATGCGTTTCCGTGACAATCCATTTGTCGCGGCCTTTTCTGTATCGGACTGTGATTCCCATTTGCGTTCCTCGTGCTGAGGGCCGCGCTTGCGGCTCTGAGCATAGCGCTCTACATCCGCGCTATCAAAGCGCACAGCCTTTCCAATCGTAATAAATCCAATTTGTGCCTTGTTTGTGTATACCCAGCTGGCGCTAACGCCTAGCAGCGTGGCCACGTCTTGCGGCGTCATTAGCGGCTGCATATCAGTCTCCCGTCATCCTCTGGCCACCAGGGCCGTGGCCTTTTCCGTCTCGCCATTGCCGTTCCTGATGCGCAACGCTGTCGCTCATCGCTTGCTGGCGCTGCTGCTCGATTAGTGCTTGTACGGCAGGGTTGTTGGCAACTTGGCGCAGCTGGTGTAGCTCTTCCTGCTGGCGCTGAATAATGCCGGTTGCTATCGAGGCTAGATCCCATACACCGCCAGCCGCCTTACCGCTTTCCATGACCTTTCCTAAACCAAAGCAATGCCCGCAAGGGTTGGCTTTGTTGCCTTTGATATGGTCGGTGCCGGTACCCATGCATACCGTGCAATCATCGGGGGCGATTTCTCGCCAGTTGGCTAGCCAGTCATCCTGTGTGGTAGCGCTCTGGATGCCCTTAGCAAGGTCTTCGTAGATCACTAGCCACTGCCCCGCGAGAGGGCCAGCCCCCTCATGCTGCTGTAGTTCTGCGTATTTGCCGCCGCTTTTGCGGTGGGTGTGGGTGGGCTGGGTCATGTTACAGCCCTCGCTTCGATGAACGCTTCGATGAAGGCAGCGGCGGCTTCTGCGTTGATGGCGTTGCCGTACCCCTTGAGTCGCGTAACGCGATTTCTGCCAGCATCCGCGAGCGTAGAGCTTCGTCGCCCAAGGATTCGTTTAATATCTGATTCACTGAAACCCAGGCCTGCCAGCCGGGGCTGCATTCGTCCCACTCTTTCGGAAGTGACATTAGCCAGCGGGGATGTGCCGGGTTCAACTGGCCGCCACTTTCCATCCCGGCAGAAGAGCCAGTCAGCATCTCGCCAGAAACCGTTAGTCGGGCCGGTTGCATTGTTTCCATCAGTGATAAGCCTGATCCCGTTATTTCCCTCCCCAGTGCTGCCTCCGTCTTTCGTAGAAAGTCGTTGTTGCCAGATCCTGGCGTTCCGGCCATGGGAGTCGGCCACGGAGCTAAGTAGCGCCCGGTCACTTGATTCGTTAGAGAGCTTTGCTGCCTGCCTCCCGCCGCTTCGCAGTCCGTCGCGTTCGGCGTTGCCCAACCTGATAGCACGGCCTGCATCTGAATGTCCGTTATCGAGGCTCCCATCATCACGCCGCGAGCAATGGCTTTTACCTTTCTCGCTACAAATGCCTCCGGGGTGCCGTTGGCTGGATTCGCTGTCGGCGTACCCCATCCCGCCAATACCGCTGCTGATTGGATGTTTAATCCGCCCTTCCTCCCCTGATGTCCGGCTCCTGTTGCCGAACTGGTGTGCGGAGTCGGCCACCCGGTCAGTAAAGCCTTCCCGTCCAGCTGTTCTAAGCCTCGCTTCGTCTCTGGCTGGCCCTTGTGGTTGGTTGTTTGAGGGCTGGCCCAAGTCGCCAAGTGATAAGCCACGTCCGCTAGCCCTATTTGTGGGTCTGTAGGCTTCCGATTGCCGATGATAGGCGGCTTGCTCTTGTGCTGTATGACCGTGCTGTTGGGCGTCGGCCACCCAGAAAGCTCGGTCACGGAGCATCGGCGCACCGACCCCCGCAGACGGGAACGGGATGCACCCGAAGGCGTAACCCAAGGCTTCCACGTCAGCTTGTACAAGGTCGATCCACGGCTCGACAGCTTTGCTCGCAACTTGCTCTCCAAAGACGACTGAAGGGCGGCACTGCTCGATGAGCCAATGGAAATGAGGCCATAGGTGCCGCTCGTCATCAAACCCGCCTCTTTTGCCTGCTGAGCTGAAAGGCTGGCACGGGCAACTGCCGGTCCATACAGGAAGGTCATCTGGCCATCCGGCTCGGCGAAGAGCGTAGGACCAGACGCCGACGCCTGCGAAGAAGTGGTGTTGCGTGTAGTTAATGAGGTCATCGGGTGCTACGTCCTCAATTGATCGTTCGTCAACATCACCAGGCGCAATGTGGCCGGCCGCTATGAGATTGCGTAGCCACTGTGCCGCCGCCGGGTCGATTTCGTTGTAATAGGCCGTCACTGGCTAGCCTCCAAACGCTTGAACTCAACGACCCATACCCATGGGTTAGCTGCCCAGCTGCCAGCGCCGTTGATTGACTCCCACAGTGGTTTGAATTCGTCTAGCGCGGCGTATCTAATATCTAAGGGCGTCCCAATCCCTTCGGCCACAGCATCCTCATTACTAATATCCTGCAGCCGTTCCACGCGAACGCTGACGATTTCTAGCGTGATGCGCGATGCCCAGCGTGGCATGTGGATAGATGGCCGCCATTTAGGCGCACCAGATCGGTCGAACCCTTCACGAAAAACAGCAGCGGTATAACCATCTGTTGGATGCTCAACCTGCTCGATAGTCCCGGTTCCTACGCTTGCGCGATACGCAGTGCGCGGCAGCAAGGCATGCGCTTCACGCACCCAAAGCCGATCTCCAATATCGCCATAAGGGCAGCACGTTCCAGCCATCTCCCAATTTTGGTTTTTTAAATCACGCTCAACATGGACCATGCTTTGAACAAGGCGGCATGGGAACCAATGGCCAGACTGGCCGGTATAGTCGTCTGGTGTTGGCTCAGGCTGAGCTTTCATCACACGCCGAGTCTGCGTTTTGTGGCCGTTGAGAATGGCGCGCACCATGGCAGCGTTGAATAATATCGGGCGCTCTTTAGGCATGCTGGCCACCTCCTAACTGTTTAAGCGGCATCGCTAGCGGCGAATGATTTGCTTCCTCGATGTGGCGTTTGCGGTTTTCCATCGCGATTCGCTCGCGCACTGAATCGCTAATGTTGCCGGTGGTGGGTTGCTCAATGAGCTTTATGCCTCGCAGGCCGCGATCATATCGAGCGCTCACTGTTGTTCTGCGCAGGCCGTAGCGTTTTGCGAGTTCGTGCAGCGTGATCGTTTCGCCCGTATGCGGATCAGCAACGATTTTGGATTGGCGGATAGATGTGCTCATGCACTTGGCTCCTGCTGGGCTTCGCCGCCTAGCCACTCAATCAGGCGTTCAACGTTCTGGCGAAGGCTGCCCGCCATCAAAATGAAGTCGGTTTCTAGGCGGGCTAGGGCGTCTTCGTCATCGCTTGAGTGGTCGGCTTCTTCGATCAGGGCATCACCGAAGCGAATGGATTTAAGCGCGAGATCGTCGTGCAGAACAAAAGAGAGCTGGCCCTCGATTCCCAGTGCTAGCTTGCTGGCTTGGCGGCCGCTCTCGAGCAGCTGTTGCATTTCATCGCTATCGAGATCCACTTGGCGTGCACGAACCACGCCATCATCGCCTTTGGCTTTTAGCTCGAGGTTGTCGCCTAGTTGCAGGTCAGCGGGTCGGCTAGTTGTATCGCCAAGCCACTCAGTCATCGCGCGGATGGGGAGCGTTTGAGACGTGAGCGGCGTTACCTTCAAACTACCCAGGGTTTCACGTAGTAGGTCGAGCACGTCTTCAGCGCGAGAGCGGCTGCTGGCGTTCACGCCGATCAGGTTGCGCTCTACATCCCACCACAGGTCTATTTTCTGACTGCGCACAAACGCGCGGGGCAATAGCTCCTCGGTGACTTGTTCTTTCAGCGCGGCTTTCTCTTTGCGGGTAACTTTGCGGGCTTCTTCGGCCTCGATGTTCTCCACCTCGGCATCCACTTCCTCTTTAATCACCGATGAGGGCAGCAAACGCTCTTGGCGTAGGGCGCTGATGAGGCGGTGGCCTTGAATCTCATGCACGAGCATACCGCTCTGTAAGCGTCCAGCAGGCTCCATCCAGCCAATGCGTCGGGCATCCGCATTACCTAAAGGCTTAGCGGCGTAGCACGCCATTTGCTCGGCTAGCTGCTCGGCAGTGACGGGAACGGCTGCGTGCAGGCGGTAGAGGTGTAGGTTTTTGAACCACATGTTATTTACCATCCCTTTTTGCATGAGCTTCTTTTATTTTTTTCTCAATCCATTGCTCGACCTCAGATTCAACCCATGCAACTGCCCTCGGACCTATTTGTAATGACTGCGGGAAATCACCGCTTTCCATGAGCCGATATAAGCTTGAGTTAGCCAAAGCTGTGCGCTGAAGAACTTCGCGACGTTTGATTAACGTTTTATGTTTTGGGGTATCCATTTTAATTTTCCTCGTCAATTTGTTTATCAAGCAACGAAGCAAGGTCTTCTAAAGGAGTGCTTAGAGCTTTAGAAAGAAGCTTTAGAGTGATCCTTTCTGCTGCAGCACATGCATGGAGGCAGGCAGAATCAACTAATTGGCCAAAATCCTCTTCGCTAAAATTTTCGTAGTAACCTTTAAGGATGATATTTGTCGCAGTGCTCGAAGGATTAGTGGGCAAGCTTGAAGCCGCATGCTCTTCCTTAAAAAAATCAGCAATTTTTAAGTCACTAATACCTTCTTTAATTGGATCAGCTGGCATACGGCTAAAACGATTTAAATAACTGTTAATTTTTGGGTTAAGTTCTTCGGTCATCGTCATCACCTCAAAACTGAACAAGCTGGTTAACGGGTACGGTGTCGGGCATCGCGTACTGTGCTGGCGCGTACTCGTCGAGCGCTGGCGCTGCTGGGCGCATGCCTGGGCATTGCTCTGCCGCAATACCGCGATAGTCGGGTTGGCCAGTGCGCTGGTTGAGGGGCACGCCGCGTGCCTCTTCGGCCTGCCACACCGCTGCATCGGTGCAGTAGCTGATCAGCCAGTCCGCTTCTTCCTGCGCTTCGCCCTTCGATAGCTGACCCATGACGAGCAGGGCGACGAACAGAAACGCTGCCCATAAAAGTTTGGTGGCTTGATTGCTCATGCGGCTTGCTCCTCTGTAGCAGTGAGTGGATGGGCTTCAAGGTTGATTCGCTGTTCGACGTGAGCGCCCCATAGCACGTCACGCAGGCTGTTACGTGCGGCTTTCGCCGTGGGTAGCGGGGTGGCCATATCAACCACAACGCGGGTGTCACGCTTGCCGACGAAGGAGGGCAGGAAGCCGCCTTCTACCGGTACCGCTTCAATCACGGTGGTGTGGAGCGTGTAGCCGTCTTGCATGGCCAGCAGTTGCCAGTGCTTCACGATGAAACGGCAGGGCGTGTGTAGATCGCTCATTGGGCACCGCCTGTCAGGTAAACGCGGGTTTGATTTAGCGCGGTGTCTAGCTCAGCTAGCGCCAGCCTGTCGCTTACGTCACTGCTCGGGAGCTGAGCCGTATAAGTGTTAATGGCACTGCTGCGAGACACGCCCAGCACGATGCAGCTTTTAGTGAGCGTTACCGTTGCGCGATGGCTGCCGAGGCTATTGATGTTCATTGCGCGGTCGGCGAGGTCGTGAACGCGGTTACGCACTAGCTGCTCGATGGTTTTATCTACGATGCTCATGCGTGGGCCTCCTGAGCAGCTGCACGCAGGCGCTCGATGACCTTCTTGCCTGTTAAGCGACCCTTGATATTGCTTTCGGGATAACGGGAATGGGTGCTGCTTGTCGGGTCGTAGCTTGACCAGAAGCTTCCCCAATCCGTTGAAGCGTCCAGAACATAGGCGGATGCGTGCTCATAAAGCGGACAGAAGTCGTCCGCGTCACCCATGCAGGAGTTGTACTCGCCGCCAATACTGGACACCCGGTTGACGCGAACTCTTCCGTTGCGATGCTGGCGCTCCAGCTTGCCGCTTTGAGAACGGCGGCCGCGCGCTACGTAATCGGTTTCAAATTCGTCATCGATCCATACGCGCTCTGCCGTTTGCTGAAAATCACGTCGCGGGCTGGCGGCGAAGATGGCGTGGGCTTTCTTGCTGAGCTTTTTCACGATGCGCGGTTTCATGCGTACACGCTCCCTGTGTCGCGCCGCGCTAGCGTGCGGCTGACGCTGACCTGCTGGCGCGTCCGTGCCGGTGGCCGGTGGCGCATCGTGTCGGCGTCGGGGTTGATGCCGCTGATGAGTAGGGCAACAATGAGCGGCGCTATCCAGCCACGGCGCATGGCTTCGGCGACGGCGCCAGCGGCACGGTGAGCGTTCAGGTAGTAGAGAATGGCGGCAGAGGTCGCGCTGATTGTGCGAGGCGAGCAGCCACGCAGCTTGGCAATCTCTTTATGGGTCATGCCCGCCGCGATGCAGGCAATCACCTGCGCCTGAACGCGGCTAGGCCATTCACTGTTACGGGGGCCAAAGCGGCACTTGAAGCCTTGGCATTCAAACTCTGTTGGTTCGATGGTGGTTTGCATGGTGTTTACCCTCGCTTGCTTTAGGTAAAGTAAAGCAATGCTTTTCTTTTAAGTCAAGCGTAGCTTTATAATTTTATAAAGCTGGGTAAAGCTGGCACAAAAAAGCCCGCTCAGTGGCGGGCCGTTATCGGTATCTCGATATTGAGGTCTAGCGCTGGCGCATTCTCATGTCAGCGATAACAACGCCAATGATTTGGCAATTGCCATTGATTTCTAGGTAGGGGTTGCTCCAAGCCGGGTTCAGCGCTTTAAGCATTCGCGTTGAGCCTGGCTCCTCTATCAATCTCTTGAAAGTGGCTTCGTTGCTTTCGGTCATCACAGCGACAACATCATCGTTTGGTAGCGGTGCCTGCTCTGGGTCTACAAAAATAAGCCGCCCTGGTGGGTATTCGGGCAACATGCTTTCGCCTACTACGCGAAGAACGAAGGTACTGTCGCTGGCCCCTGGTGGTCGTGGGTACCAATTTGTAGTCTCTGGGTCTGTGTTGATGTCGCACACCTCCGCCCATTGACCTGCTTGCACCCAGCTTATCTCTGGGCACATGCCGTTTATTTTAGGCGCCGCCGATACCTCAATATTCTCTACCCCATAAGAGGCTGTCGACTCTCCAATCATTCCGCCATAAAACCACTCGATCGGGCGGCCCGCTAATCGCGCTAGTGCCGATAGGTTCTCATTAGAAATTTTTCCGCTTTTTGGCCATTGCCCTACAGCCTGAGGTGAGACGCCCGCTAGCTCCCCAATTTTCTGCTGGGTATAGCCGTTCTTCTTGGCCAGCTTGATCGCCTCTTTGATGCGCTCTTTGAAGCGTTCGCCCTTATCCATGCCGCTGCCCTTTATAAGTTAAGCATTGCTTTAATTTTGACAGGGGTAGGCATAGGCGCGAAAGCAAGCTATGCTTTACGCATAAGTAAAGCTACGCTTTAGGTGATAAGCATGATCGAGAAAGCGATTGACCACTTTGGTGGGTCACGCTCTGCACTGTGTAAGGCGATTGGTATGTCTCCCCAGTTCCTTTCACAGGTCTGTACAGGGAAGCGCCCGCTACCACCACGCTATGCCGTTCTTATTGAGAAGAAGACGTCTGGCAAGGTGAAGGCTGCTGAGCTTCTGCCAGATGTTTTCTCTCCTTCCGATGAGAAACAGTCTAGCGCTAACGCCGCCCCCATCGCATCGGTACCGCAACCGTGAATTTCTGTACAGGTATTTGTGAGGTGAGGGTATGAGCAAGCTGCTAACGGATAACACGCTGGCGCAGCCCATGCGGGCCACGCCATTTTTCCATGATTTGCGTTCCGGCTTCCCTAGCGCGGCCCATATGCTTGATAGCCGCGTGTGGTTTGAGGAAGGCAAAGACCAGACGTTAGAGCTGCGTTTTGCTTGCCGCCCGCAAACGGTCGAGTACCTGTGTTTCTGCCTGGGCGGTGGGTGCCTGTTGTTCAAGCAGATTGATGTGATCAGGGGTCGATCAGTGTTTGCAGCCATTGGATGGAGCGAGGAGCCGCCTCAAGGCCTAGGCGAATCAGTTGGCTGGCTAGACGCTGGTGGCCCTCTTTCGAAAGCGCCTGAAGCTGCTGGCGCAGGAGGTTCTTCTCTTGCCTAGTCGCATCTGCCATTTCAATTTGCGCGGTGACCAGCGCTTGGATCGTTTCGGCTTCAATTCGAACCGTCACTACGCCCAGCTCAGCGGTCAGCCCGCCATCTTCGCTGAGGTAGTCAAAGCCCGCGCTGGTGATAGTGACATCGTGAAAGCTGTCGAGTACGCCCATTCTCACACGCCCGGTGGCTTCTACCAGGCCGTGATCTTTGAGATAGCTGACCGTCGCTGTAACCACGTCTTTGCCCAGCACCTGGTTCCAGCTATCAATCTCACGTGGGTTGGGGAAGCTGTCGGCCGCGGCCTCCAATATTTCGTTTTTCAACTTTTGATCCGGTTTAGCCACGTCGCTTTCCTTCTATGGGTGGATGGTGTCGCAACTACCACCTTAGCGGGCGGCGGCGTGGCTTTCTATTTGAGGGGGCGTTGATCTATGCAATACCTCGTCTCTATTAACCAGACCAAGGCGCTTGAATGGGGCTTGAATGCCCAGCAAGCGATGCTGTTTGCGTTCCTGCATCAAGTGCCTACGTGGGCAGACTCCCGCGAGATAGACGGCGTTGTGTGGTTCAACATCGGCAAGGGCAAGGTCATCGAAGAGTTGCCCCTGCTGACCGATAAGCCCGACACCGTTTACCGCCTGATGAAGCAGTTGCGCGCCACTGGCCTGATCTGCATGACCAGCTGTGACAACAAGACCTACATCCGCCTGACCGAGAAAGCGAAGGGCTGGAACCGTGTGCAAGGGTCGGAAAAAAATCCGACCCCAAAGGCCAAGCCCAAAGGCACGGAAAAAAATCCGACCCACGGAAAAAAATCCGACCCACGGAAAAAAATCCGAGAAGGGTCGGAAAAATCTCCGACGAATCAAGATACCAAGATCATAACCCCCTCTCTCTCTGACGCGGGCGAGCCTGAGCCAAACGTTTTCGAGCGTGCTGCCCAGCAAGCCGACGATGGCGAACCAGCCGACGATCTACCCCAGCCCCGAAAAACCGCCATGCACCTCGACTGGGAGCCGGAGCCGGAAACTTACACCACGGCCTGCTGGCAACGTGGGCTAGCGCCGGATGCCAACGTTCACGATGCGCTGCTCGATTTTCGCGAACATTTCGCCGCCCAGCCTGGGCGAACCAACACTCACGCCGATTGGACCCGCCGCTTTGTGCGCTGGGTTGCCGAGAACGCCAAGCGACAGCAAACCGCCCTGACCGCCACCACCGGAGGTAACGCACATGCAAACCGCCGCAGCAGCACTCCAAAACGCCGTATCACCGCTCAAGAGGCGCGAGCCGCCGCCGAGAGTCGAGCGCCAGAGCCATCAGGGCAAACGTTCGACGGCGAATGGTCCAGCGCTAACGGCTGGTGACGTGGACGAGTTGTTCAATGCCATGGGCGAGATGTACGGCAACAAGTTCACAAGCGAGTGGGGGGCGTTCGATGCCACTGGCGCGTGGTGGGCAGAGCTGCAGTACGTGACGCCTGGGCAGTTGGCTATTGGCCTGCGCCGTGTGCGCCAGCAGATTCAGGACGCGGCACGTCAGAACAATGAGGCGTGGCCACCAACGCCGCTAGCGTTTGCCGCGCTGTGCCAGCCCAAGCCGGAAGATCTAGGGCTGCCGAGCGATGCCGAAGCATGGCGCGAAGCGACCGCGAACGCTCACCAGCCCCAGCGCCACCGCTGGAGCCATGAAGCGGTACGCATGGCAGGCGCTGCTGTTGGCTGGTGGGATCTGACCCACGGCGGCGGTGAATCCCGCGCTAGCCGCATGGAAAGCCGTTTCCGGAAAGAGTACGCGGCGCTGGTTAACCGGGTCATGGCAGGCGAGCAGCTGCAGGCGCGCACGCTGATCGGCCACGACAGCCAGAAGAACCGCGCTGAATTGGCAGAACGCGCCAGCCGCGAAGCCGCACAGCGCCAAGCAGAAGCGGCGGGCATGCCGCACCGGATGAATTCAGAGCAAGGGCTGCGCTCACTGCGCGCTGCCTTGGGAGGTCTTTAAGATGAATCAGATGTTGAAAAGCCAAAGCGTGACCATGAGCAGCCTGGAGCTACTGGATGTGATTAACGCTTCTCGCCATGAGCATGGGCAGAGCGGCTTACGCCGAAACGACTTCCATGCCCGCGTCACTGACGAACTAGAAGGGGAGTACTACGAAACTTTCGTAGTTGAAAATCACAACGGCACTAAGACCACCGCATACAGGCTTAACCACGATCAGTGTCTTCTGGTGGCAATGCGAGAATCAAAAACCGTTCGCCGTTCTGTGCTGGAAAAGATCAAAACCATTGAGTCTGGTAACGCGCTGCCCAGCATTCCCGCCACCATGGCGCTGTGTGAGCTCGCCATTACCGTTCTACGCCCATCGGATTCCGGCAAGGTCGTCATGCTCCAAAAGGCAGGCAAGGCAACGGGTGCTGATACCAGCTTTTTGCCGGACTACACCGAAGACAGCGCCGCCGGTCACGTGGGTGCGATGGAGACCGCTAGCGCTACCCAGCTCCTACGCGATCACGGTGTTAAATGTTCTGCCGCCGCCTTCAATGAGCGCTTACGTCAGATCGGCCTGTTAGAGCAGCGTAGCCGCAAGTCGTCAGGTGGCAAAGCTAAGCGCTTCTGGTGCATCACTAATGAAGGAATGGCCTACGGCAAGAACGTTGTCAGCCCTCAGTCGCCAAGAGAGACGCAGCCGCACTGGTACCGCGCTCGATTTGCTGAGCTTGTCGTGCTGATCGGCTTGGAGTGTGCGGCATGAGCATCCTGAAACCCGTAGACCATCAAAACATTGTACTACGCCTACTGGCGCGTTCAGCGGCCTGTGACGCCCAACACATCGCAACGTTAGCGCAGGCCTACAAGCTGCCCGTTTCGCTGCACCAAGTGCGCGTTGCCTGTGATGAGCTCGTCGCTCAACGATTCGTGGGGCGCACGCCTTATGGGTATCGCCTTACTACCTGGGGAGAGCGCGAACTGCCCGCGCTGCCGTTGCTGGAAAGCTACTACGTCGCTGACGCAGGAGGTGTTGCATGACCTTTTTAGCCGGTGTTGTGCTTGGAGTTGTTATCACCCTCGCTGTGCTATTAGGCGTGTTCTATTGGGCATCCAGAGGAGATGGCGGCCGATGAGCAATAACCAACCCCGAAAATGCCCGCAGTGCCAGTACCGCAAAGCGGCAAGCGAGTTTCGCGAATCCGGTACCGGTGCTGAATTGCCCGCGTGCAAACACTGTTTACGAAAATCACAGCGAGGTGGCAAACGATGGACGGCGTAACGATCTTCCTATTCGGCGTGCTTGCAGGTGTGCTTATCGTCATCGGGTGCGCAGTCGCCGCACTGTGCTGGGGCACACGGGATCTCAACCAGCGGGGAGAGCAAGACGATGGATAACGCTACACAGAAGGGCGGACCCAACGCCCGACGCGCGGCCATGCTGTGCCAAAACAAGCGCTTTGGTCTATATCTCGACCATCGCCGTAGGCAGGTTCAGGCGCTTGAGTTTCGCCAGCTGCCAGACGGTACCCATGGCCCCGAGGACTGTGCTGATTGGCTGCGCAAGGCGTGTGGCATCACCAGCCGCGCCGAACTGGATCACAACGACGAAGCGCGGGCAATGCTAGATCGCATCATGGCTGACTACAGCAAGTGGGAGCGCCAGCAGCGGTTGAATGATCGGATAGCAGGGGGTGCGGTGTGACCGAGAACGCACACCCGATAGAAGACCACGCCAAGGCGCTGGCAGACGATAACCGCTTTTGTGAATGGCTGGATGCTATTGATGCACTGGATAGCGGGTGGCCACACAGCCATTACACCGCCCGCCGCTGGATCGAGGATCAGTGCGACGTGGAAAGCCTGGGCCGCTTAGCCACTGACCCTGTAGCGGCAGCCTCGCTTCATCAAATCGCCCGCCGTTTTGCTGTGTGGGACAAGAATCAGGAGTTGGATCTGTGACTACACGCAGCTTACCTGCCTGCAAGCGTCGCCCACGCAAGCCAAAGGCTGACGGCACGCCACGCAAGCGCCCAGTTGACTGGGAAGGCAACGAGCAAGCGGTGCTGATCCGCTGGCTGCTGGGCGAGAAGATGCGCGGCGAGCCTGTTGGCGCACTACATGACGTTACTTATCACGTACCCAATGGCGGGCAGCGAAGCAAGAGCACCGGCGCGGCGATGAAGCGCCAGGGCGTTAAATCCGGCGTGAGTGATTTGGTGGCCATGGATGCTCGGGGAGGCTGGTTTGGGTTGTACATGGAATTCAAAGCCTCGCCACCGCATACCGCCGCCCTTGCTGACAGTCAGCATGATTGGCTGACACTGGCAGAGGAGCGCGGTTACTGCGCTGTGTTGGCCGTAGGTCTGGAAGAGGCTAAACGGGTACTCAGGGAATATGCAGCGCTGGCGCCCACGTATCACCATCATACTGCCCGCGTGCATTTAAAAAGCGGTACTGAGTGGAGAAAGGGCGAATGATTTGCGCAGTAAAACACTCAGAATTGAACGTATCGGCAATTAATGAGCATGATAGTGCACAAAAGCAAAAGGGGGTTGTGATGCGTGAGGCATTGGAGCGCATGCCTATGAGCCGGTTGCGTGAGGTGGCGAAAGAGTCGAGTGCCGACCATCATCCCGACGCGCCACGTGTGTTCGTGAACCGCGTGCTTGATATGGAGGTGGAGCGCCGGACTTGGTACGCGCATGAGAACCCAGGGTTCCAGCCTTTCAGTTCTACGGAAAAGCTTGGTGAGCATCCTGGTGGTGGTACTGCCGCCGCTGACCCGCTAGTGATTGCGTATGATCGTGGCATTCGCATTCATGCTGCACATGAAGAAGCGCGCCAATTCATCGGCTATGCCCGCTTGCCCCCGCGCAACCTGCTGGCGGCACTCATACAAGCAGCTAAGACAGACCGCCGCGTTATAGGTCCTTGGGGAAAGAGTTACGACCAGATAGCCGATGATTGTTGCACGTATGCACAGCGCTTAGGTTTTTCGCCTGGTGTTATGCACGGTAAGACGCTTGTGTGCTTTGACACGATTCAGCATGAGTCGGGCTGGCGCCAGCCCATCGAGACTAAGCATGTGGTGCCGTTGTTCAAGAACGGTCAGGCGATAAAGCGAGCAGCCGTAGAGGGCCGCGCTCAAATGATTATGCTGGCTAGCTTGGGATAATAAACACTGTATCTGCTTAGCAAAACCCCGCGTAAACCCTCGCCCAATCGGGCGAGGATACAAGCGGGAACCGCGCAGCGGTTCTAATCAGGTGTAGACTGACTCTGCACATACTCTCTCAGTGTTTCGATAGTTGCCC